CTACTATTCGGCGTAGCACCAGCGAAAATACTATTGACTGACATATATATACATCAAAATATAATAATCTGCTAAAGTTTATTATATTTATGAAATTAAATTACAATGGAGTATCTATGTCTATATGTTCTTCCCCTTCTCGACGCAACCTAATTACATCTGTGTTTAAAATCGCTACAAACTGATTCTCTGCCTTGAACGTCGGCACCCACAATTCCTCCATACACGCATTGTTGAAATCTTGCTGTAGTTGTAATTCCCACAACTCGTCTAACTCGGGGAATTTCTTGATGTAAGCATTCAACTTTTCATTGAACTTACGCTGACCTCCTAAACTCAAAGACTTAAACGATGTCAGCGGTGGTTTCCCCAGTTCAACCATTATAATCACTTGGATTTTGGTTAGTGTATCCTTGTCTTTCATATTCTCTAAAGTAAAAGGCATTTCTATAATTATTGACAACTTTTTATATTTTGAAACAAAACGCAAATAAAATTGAAATAGATTTTAAACTATAATTTAGATACATCTTAACATACAAATACATATAATGACACACCAAACTATGGAATTCGAACAATTTATTTATGACAAGGCAGATTTTGAGAGGGATATAATGTGCTGGGTTGCGGTTCCCCCAGCAAAGGAAATGAAACGAATGATTGATGTGGATTTCGCAACCAAACCTAAATGCTTTCGTAATACGGTGTATAGACGAATTCTCAATTACAAAACTAAAACGGGACGCTGGTGGGTTGAGGGTTGGAAATTACTAACACCATATCAACAGCAACAAGAACAAGAGGAACTGATTGCGATTTGGAAAATGGGTATTGACTTGTGTAGAAATTTCTACATTCAATGCTACGAGGATAAACACCCCGACGAGGAGGACGAGGAGGACGACAGAGACGACCAACAACGAGCGTTGGATTTTCATTTTTACGAATGTTTGGAAAAGTTCGAGGGAGAATTACAAAAAGAGGAAATCAACGAACAGCAATTCATTACTCGCTGTAATAATATGAGAGACCACAAGAGACAATTAGAGAACTTATTGAGAGCGTGTGTGTGTTCTACAATGTGCCGACACAATCAAGCATATATAAATGGAAACACTGAAAGAAAAGACGTAGTTAGATTTGTTTGTATGCCTTGCGGATTCCTATAGAAAAGATGTTTTGAGAGTGGGAGGAGGGGGAGGGACTACTGATTTTAGTTAGGGTTTTATAGACACTTTTATATAATTTTTTCCATTTGTGATTTTTTTTTTAAAAACCTATACAACCACACCTCCAAATATGCCCCACTCCCTCCCACTATCCCACTTTTCATTATTTCTTAAAAAAGAGTAAGGGAGGGGTATGAGAATATATGGGTAAAAAGACGAAAAAGTCGAAAAAGACGAAAAAGGAGAGTGGGATGTTGGTTTTGAGAGTGGGATGTTGCTTTATTGAAAGAAAAGAGTTTTAATTCCAATGTATAACGTCGAGCAATCCTTTACGGAATTTGTCGGGTGGGTCTGCCTCCATATCGACCACAAGAGGCGAGAATTTCTCACGGGTCGCATACTCGTATATCTCGTGTAGTTGTTCCTTGTCAATGCCTAAACCCAATTCGCTTAATATCATACGGGCATCTCTTGCCCCACTCAATTTCAAAATAACAAGGTAGGAGCAATTACAACGCACCACTTTAGGAACTTGGTAGTAATTCTGTGCTAAATAAATGACGGAGCAGTTTTTCTTTCTTGCTCGTATGTAGTAGTTCATAATACCCTCTTGGTTTTTCATTAATTGGAGGTCGTCAAAGCATACAAGGTGATTCACTTTTTTATCCATTTTATCTAAAATTGGTAAATGTTCTATCCCCTCTTTGACCGCAATGGAGGGGCATTTTTTAACCAAATAATTATACAAAGGTTCGTCCTTGTTTTTAGTAATGATAGTAATATCCTCGAACGTTCCTTTCTCTCCGCACGAGAATAGGTAAATCAAATTAACGAGGAAATTAGTTTTACCACTGCCCGATGGAGCAACGATTACCATACGAAAAGGTAGGGACAAGTTGTGTAAATGTTTGTTGGGATTCTCGGCATTGTCAAGCATTTCTTTCGGGATTCGCTCATAGAAATTAATGATTTGGTTTGAAGCGGAAGCACTCATTATATATACAAGTATATTTTTCCTCCGTGATTTAAACTATTTAGCGTAATTGCTAAACTTAATTTGTCGGGGTATATATATATAATGGCGTCTTACCCCCCTCCATCTTTTTTCAGTAGTATTTTTGACTCAAACGCATTCGCACACGGAAACGATAATGATGGATTAACAGAGGCAGAGGCGAATTTACTTTATTATAAATATCCAGTAGGGCAACCTTTTCAAACATTACAACAGACCGACCACACGGGTTTAGCAACATTTAATGCGGGGATTGACATACAAACGGGGACACTTACATTCCCCGACAACACAGTTCAAACAACGGCAGCGACCGCTGGAACAAATTTACTCCCACTAAATAACGTTTGGACGGGAACAAATCAGTTTCAATCAACAACAACAATGTTAAACAACCTTTCTATGAATAGCATAACCGCTATTGCGAATAGACAAATCACCAGTTCCTATTACAACTTTTACGCAACTGACAATGTAGCAACGCTTACATACTCGGGCAGATTTTACGGCAATTTAAATGGGATTGTATATGATTGTCCCGATACTAATGCGACTGGGTCATCATCACACGTTTTTTACAACTATAACAACGCAACCGCATTAAATAGTTTAACAATATCCAATACGGGTATAACAAATAATACAACTCAACCAGCATCAAATAATAGTTCAACAATAGTTCCTACTACGGCGTGGGTTCAATCTGCGATTGCTGGTGCTGGTGCTGGTAGTTTATCCGCAGTCTTGTTAGTAGGCAATAATGCGGGGGCAACCGATATTGATATGAATAACAATGACATCAACAATTGTGCTACTGTAAGCGGACTACACGTAAGTAGCAGATTAACCAATATAAATATTGGAAGTGGAAATCAAAATCTTACCTCGACTGGAAACGGTTATAATATCGCAATCGGTAATACCATAATGCCTATCATTACAACTGCTAAAAATAATAATATGGTAGGGTCGTCGTCGGGTAGTGGTTTAATCGACGGACAAGGCAATAATGGTTTTGGTTCAAATGCCTTAAATGCTGTATCAAGTGGCGATTTTAACGTTGCGATAGGAAACAACACGGGGAAGTTGCTTACAACTGGAAGTTATAATGTGTTTTTGGGTTCTCAAGCGGGTCAAAACAACTTATCGGGAAGTTCTAATGTTTGTGTAGGAAATGGGGCGGGACAAACTGACACGGGCAGTAATAATACTTGTATAGGTGAATCAACCTCTATTGGAGGGGGCGTTTCAAATTCTACCGCTATAGGTCAAGGGGCAACCACATCAACCGCAAATACAATCCAATTAGGAAAAAACACTCATAACGTAAATTGCCCTAACACATTATCAGTTGTGGGGACAATAACAAACACGGCAACACAACCAGCATCAAATGATAGTTCAACAAAAGTTCCTACGACAGCGTGGGTTCAAGGTGCGATTGCGTCTATTACAACGGGTATTAATCAAATGTGGTCTTGGAATGCCTTTAACATTACGGGGGCATTACCCGGGGGTGCTATTAGAACAGCAAGTTTAGTATTGCCTTATTCAAGTGCTATTACCTTTAGCACAAGTTGTCGAATAGAATTTAACTATGCGATATTTTCCAATTCTGCTACTACTCAAACAGTAATTCCAAATTTATTATCCGCATACACGGGTCAAGCGGGCGGAACAAATGTGAATCCAAACACTTTCAGTCAAGTAGATTTGGTATTTAATCCAACCACACAAACAATGAACTCTTTTATTTGTCAATCCACATTCGCTAATATATTTACTAATACAACAACTAAATATTGGAGAGGGAATAGTGCGTATAATTTCGTTCCTATTAAATTCGCCCAAACCGCACCAATAACTTTAAACAGTCCATCTGCGGGGTTTATGACGATAAATTTAGATGTTGGGTTTCCAGCAATTAACTACAGTTCAAATCCCAATTATCTCGGCAATTTGTGTTCCATCTCTACATCAATAAGGATTACCGCAAGTCAAGCAACAACCACTGATACAATAGGAATAACAACATATAGTTCGGGTGTAGGGTATTTCCTATAATGCGTGAGTTTAGGAGATTATTTTATCCGCTGTATATAATATGGCGACTTTCGATACACCCGATTATATAATGGGAAACTCTGCGACTATTACAGCAAGTTTATCAACTGTTTTAACAACATTAGACCAAGCACTCCAAGCATTAGAACCAGCACCAAATTCTACTACGGTTAAATTTAATAATACTGTTAGGTGCGACGCTGGTTCAACATTTATAACAGATATGACACCAACGCAAATTACACAAACAGAAACCGCCATAGGAACATTATATTACACACCAACCCAATTCGTTCAAGCAAATTCAAATGTTCCTACTCCAATCCCAGCATCAACTACTCCATACCACCGAGTTATTTTAGAGAGTTCCCCAGTCCCAATAATAGATACATTAGAACCCGTCAATTGGACTTTACCCAGTGGTGAAACTATCAACACTTTTTCAAATGATAGTGGAAATCTTTATCTTGGTTGCGAAAGTGGTAATGTGTATTATTTTGACAACATAAGTGAAACTTGGAACTTACAAGCAACATTTGACGGAGCGGTAAGGTGTATTTATTATCACTCCACACCCAGTAAATTATATATTGGGGGTAATTTTGATAATATGCTTTCACCCGCTCCAATCGGTGGTTTAAATAAGGTTTGCTATATTGGTTCGGGTCTTCCAAGTTTAGCAAATGTTTCTGTGGATATTTGGAACAACTACTCCGTAAATGGGTTTGACAAAGAGGTTAATGCGATTGTTGCTAATAATGACAATGTATATTTTGGTGGTAAGTTTGAATACAACTCCAATAGTAGTTTGAATTGTCGGTTTATTGCGACTTACGAGTGGGCGACAACTGGGAACTTGTATGCTCTTGACAATCAAACAAGCGGAACTGGGTTTGGCGGAATAGTATGGAGTTTATCTCTTATAAGTTTCTATCTTTGCGTTGCTGGTGATTTCAATAGTATTATTACACAAACTGGGACTTCAACCGCTAATTATTGTTGTCAATTAGTGATTACTACAACATTTTTCACAGTTAATCAAGTGGATTTTTTATACAATAATAACACTGCTTTATCCAATCCTATAAGTAAAACAGACGCAGTCCAAAATGACGGAACTTATTTTTACATTTCAACTAACGACAACAATATTGCTGGGAACGGACTAAATTATTTTATAGGCACTAACACAGCGAACCAATTTCCAGCACCATTTCAACTTGGACTTAATGAGGCAGTAATTCAACAACAATTTCAATATGTAGCGTCGCAAGGTGCTAATTTTTCTATTGGAGTAGATAGTGTTTATTTAACCAACAGCACAATAATAGCAACCATTCCATTTGGTTCGCCGTATCTGTATTGGAATTTTCATTACGCACGAGTGGAGTTTTACGACCCAACAACTGGTTTCATATACGCATTCACTGGTTCAAGTATTAATCAATTTACATTTAGCGGTGGGAGAGGTCTAATATACAACGGAACAAGTTATTTAACTGGTATTAATTTCACTGCGGGTCAAGGTTATACAGCAGAATTGTTATATGGTATTCAAGGTAGTTATTACGCTTTGATAAGTAATACTGGTGGTGGAACTCCTCAAGTTTAAAATCTCAACAGAGTATATGTTAAGTGAAACGTTTTGGGTCGCATTTGTCGCAACTACATCAGCAATGGTTATTAAACTTGCCTCACTTTGTTTTAAAAGTAAATGTAAAGAGTGTATAATATGTGGTGGTCGTATTAGAATAATTAGGGATACAGAGGCGGAGGAAAAACAAGCAGAGTTCGAACTAACACACCCACCAAGTCCAAGTTCAAAAACTTTAGGGGATACGGCAGAATAAGGAAACTCGGTAAAACCCATATTTTAAAATCGCAATATATCAGTAAATGGTCTATGATATATTGCCTTACACAAAGAAACGAGCAAAAGAATTAGGTGTCAAGATTTTCCCCAGTGATAAAAAGGATAAGAAAATCGAGGTCTATGATTGGAACGGGGTTTTCATTTGTTATATAGGTAGTGCTTCCTATGGTGATTACCCCCACTATTTAGAAATGGAAAAGCAAGGAATCAAACCAAAAGGATACGCAAATGAAAGGCGACGCTTATATCATATAAGGCACAGCAAAGAACCCGAGAAACTGGGCGACGAGTATTTAGGTTCCCCCGCTTATTACGCAAAAGAACTTTTGTGGTGATTCGTTCTTTTAGCAAAAATAAAAAGTGGATATATATAAATGTTAAGCAACGACCAAATCGAATCATTAGCACCCAAGATGGGTGTGCCTCTTGAACGCTGTTGCTACAAGTCGCAATTAGAGGACGAACCACTGGAATATAATAGGGCATATATTGTTAATTTTGACGACGAGATTGACGAGTGTGGTGGGTTGAACCAAGGCAGTCATTGGGTTTGCTTTCAAGTGAATAAGCACCCAAACGGCAAGATAGAGGGCATATACTTTGACCCGTATGGTCTCGCCCCACCCAAGGCAATAATGGAATACATTGGCGAAAAAATCCCGCATACCACAAAGGACGTTCAAGGTGTTTTAGGAAATGTGTGTGGATATTTCTGTCTCGCAATGCTACACTGGATAAACGCATATCACGGGCGAACCAAAGACCTACATACAGACGTAGAACATTTCCTCGAGTTTTTCCTTGACATCAATAAAAAAGACGACGATTCGAAACAGAACGAATATATTTTAAAACAGTTTTTCCGCACACCTACAAGCAAGACACCAGTGGAGGTGGATTTGGGAAAAGGATTTACGAATGGGTAAGTTTCTGTTGTTGTGCTACAAAACAGCAAACCAAAACAGTATTGGATTTGTCTAATGGTTTGGACTGGTCTTTTTTCCAACACACCATATTTTTACATTGTTTATTAGGTGTAGATTTATTGATACAACTGGGGCAGATAGTCATATCCGTTTGTGATAATAGAGTTGCGAAATAGTTTTCCATAGTTAGTTTGATAAATAATGTTATTGATTATCAAGCAATATTTTAAATCAATTTTTTTTGTAAATAAAATTGAAACAGAATTATTAATATGTATATTAACTATAAACATATTAAAAGCAACACATTTATATATACATTAACAATGAGTTCAAAACAAGATTTAAAAGTATCACGCTCTTTATATAAAATGGCGATTAAGGAATATATAGCATCAAAGCGAAAATTAAGCGACAAGTCTTTAGACACTTATTGTAGTGTAGCAACCTCCTTGTATTCCGCAATGTTCCCCGAGGACACAGAGGGATTAACGGTGGAGAAAATCGAATTAATGAATAACCCGCCTTTAGTAGAACATACATTGGAGAATCACGCAACCAAGTATAAGAATATCGCACAGAAAAAGACGGTGCTTTCCACTCTTGCTGTAATGTTTGAATTACAGATATTTAGGGATATGTTGTTGAAATTGAGTCGAGAACAAAAGGCGGTGGTTGATTTACAAGTGATGACACCCGAGCAAGAGGAGGCGTGGGTGGATAGTGCCGAGATGCTGACACTGCTTACCAAGTTGGAAAAGAATGCGAGTGCTATTTACAAAAAGAAAGACTTGACACCCGCAGACTTACAAGAAATCCAGCAATACATTATCCTATGTTTGTATTGTGGTAAATTTATCGCACCAAGACGCAGTCAAGATTATTTCAATTTCAAAGGAAAGGAGATTAACAAGGAGACTGATAATTACTTTGACAAGGATACAGACGAGTTTGTGTTTAACAGTTTCAAAGGGCGATTTGTAAATGTCAAGGATAAAATCACTGGCGAGGCAAAGGTGTTGGAGAAACCAACCCAACGTATTCCTATTCCTCCCGAGTTGAAAAAGATTATCGCCAAGTGGTTCAAGACTACGGGACACGATTTCCTCCTATTTGATATTCAAGGCAAACAACTAAACGCCTCACAACTCAATCAGCGTGTGAATAAGATGTTTGGAAAAACCAAAGGGTGTGGGATTAACCAAATGAGACACACACACCTAACCGAGAAATACGGGCATACCATAGACGACAAGAAAAATTTAGCAGAGGAAATGACATCGATGGGTTCGTCTATTGGCGTTGCGAATTATTATATCCAGTCGCACCCTAATCCTATGGTGGGGGCAAATGGTTCGCACCCCAGTCATCACCCAATCCCAGTTCCAGTAGAAACCGTCGTTGCCCCAGTTGTCGAGAAAAAAGCGAGAAAACCAAGAACCAAAAAAGTTGCCGAAATCCCCGAAACAGAAACTATGGTCTCAACTGATTCTGTCGAACCAGCAATTGTCGCACCAGTTAAGGTGCGGAAACCGAAAACAAAAAAACTGATTAATTTTAATATTATAGAATCGTAGGGGGGTATATGAGAATTTTTATAAAAAACCATATTTTTTATAAAAAGTAATTTATTTAAAAACTTATTAAAAACTAAATAAAATTGAAACAGTTTTTGTTAGTTTGTTAGATAGTATTAATATCAAACTAATAATATGTTAAGAAATGTCAATCAAGGTTCAATCTCAATGTGTATGGAATGCGACTGTGGGAAATCCCATACTGGGAGCGAAAGAACTGCGAAATATTGGTATAAAATTCACAGTAAAGTATGTATTCAAGCAAGACGAAAACTACCTATATATAATCTAACCGTAAAAGAAACAGACAAACAAAAAGTGGGAGAAACCCTTTTGGGGGCAAACGCCAATGAAACGTTGAATATTATAAAAACTCAATGTGTTAATAAATAATTTAAATACCACTGGGTTCGGGTTCTGCCTCCTCTTTAAATTTGATGTTTAAATACCAAGTCTTACCACTTGACTCTTTTTTTTCGATTTTGTGTTGTTTGATATTTTTACTGATTACTTGAATGCTTGGGGGTCTTTGGTGATTTTGATGACACCAATTTACAAACGAATTATAAAAGTCTCTGTTGGTAATGGAGCGTTGATTGTATGGTAAATCAGTTGGTTCGAGTCTTTCAATTCGGTCTGTGATAAAATCCGCCAAAGAATCTGCTTGTTCTTGTATGTGTTCTTGTTTCTGTATAATCATTGCTGGAGATGGAACGACAACATCAATGAGTTTTCCCATTCGCATTATATAACTGAAAATTTGACTCAACCAACCATCTACTTTTGCCTCGTATGATGCGTCCTCATCAAATTTAGCATTGAATGGGAAATTCACCAACCTATCAATCATTGCGAGGTCTTTACTGAAATTCGGTAAATTATTGACACACAGAAACAGATTCGCACTTGGGAATATGGTGTAGTCTTTGGTATGTAGTGTTCGCAAGTTGATACTGTCGCCACCCGATATTTTCTTGATTCCCGATTCATTGAGTTTGTCGTCGTCCTCAACCTCGCCATTAAATCCAATGCGGATTTTATCCAGTTTTTCAAACTCGGTATTCAGTGCCGAGGATTGCTTTGTTTCAACGAATAAACTTTTAGCGAGTGTATCCATTCCACTACCAAACATTCTTGATAGTTTTTTGAATAGCAACGATTTACCGTTTCGACCCGACCCACTACAGATAAATAGTTTTCTTAAATTACGACCCGACATACTTGACTTGATTACATCACAGAATACTTGGAGGGTTTCGTCGTCATTGATAAATATGGATTTCAAGTATGCCTCACCATCAACATACTCGGTAAGTAAATCTACCTCACATTCATAATCAAACTTATCCTCAATGGTTCGTGGTCTTACAGATAAGTCAATCATATTTAACAAGAGTCCGCCCTTGATTGGTAAAACATTTTTGGCGAGGTTAAAGTCTTTTGCGAAATCGGGATTCAAGCAAACCTCTTTAAGTTCCTTGTAAATGTTTGATTTACAACCGCTACTTTTTAAGTCGTTCATAATTTCTCCACACACCTTAATACGTTTCGCATTTTGTTCCTCGGTCTCTCCGTCGGGGCAGTCAAGTTCCATAAAGGTATTCATTATTTTTTTAAAGACCTCAAACGTTCTGCCCGATATGACACTCCTTACCATATCGTAGTCGTCTTTAATCCAGTGGTCGGTAAATAAATACCAAGTCTTGTCGCCAACACACGTC